ACTAATTCAGAAATTGACAATTCCGATCGAGATGATTTGCTCAATATATTCATGGGTATGCCATTAAACATTAGAGATTTGCCAGCACAGATAAGCAATGGTGAGTTCTCTGGTTATGTTGAGGGATGGCGTTGGAGCACTAGGTTTAACGAATTATTCCTCACCATAAACCTTTCACCGGTCAGTTTTAGCCAAGTGGCTATGCGATGGAATTCTGTGCCAATCGGCGAGGCTTGGAATACTTTAAGCAATACTTTGACATGGGAATACGCTACAATCGTAGCCTGATAATAGGAGAAAAATGGCAACTACTACCAATTACGGCTGGACTACTCCAGACGATACAGCTTTAGTCAAGGATGGCGCATCTGCGATCCGATCACTTGGCACTTCTGTTGATACTACGACCAAGAACTTAAACCCTTCAACAACTCTTGGCGATATTGAATATCGTTCATCAACAGCAAACACAAACACAAGACTTGGAATTGGATCAAACGGAAATGTTTTAACTGTTTCCGGTGGTGTTCCTGCTTGGGCTGCTCCTGCTGGTGGTGGTGGAATGACTTTGCTATCAACTACAACTCTTTCAGGTGCATCAACTAACATAACTGGTATTAGCGGTGACTATAATAATTTGTATATTGTAATGAGCGGAGTTACAGCATCAGGCAATTACGCTACTCTTTTGCGACCTAACAACAATTCTAGTTCTATTTATTATCAACAAGTAAATGACATGGTATCAGGAACTACGCCATCCTTAGCCCTTTCAACAATAACTGAAATTGGATTACCTTACAGTTTTGCTATAACTAGCAGTTTTGCAGATAACATAAGTATTTGCACAATTTACAATTACGCTTCCTCTACTACTCGTAAGTTATACCAAACATTTTGTGCTAATCAAAAAGCAAGCGGTGGAAATAAATTTAATGAAATTACAAATGGAGTAATGGAAAGCAACACTGCTATTACATCACTGAATTTTGTTATTAACGCTGGCACGTATTCAACAGGAACAGTCCTAGTTTATGGAGTGAAATAAAATGACTAAACCAATGATAAGAATACATAACATTGAAACAGATGAAATTATTGATCGAGAAATGAACGCTGCTGAGTTTAAGCAATATGAGGCAGATCAAAAAGCGAATGCAGCAAAGCAAATTGAAGCCGAAGCAAAGGCAACCGCCAAATCTGCCTTACTTGAAAAACTTGGCATTACTGAGGATGAAGCAAAACTCCTTCTCAGCTAATGAAGCCTTACCTATCTAAAGCTGCTGTTCAATTAAGAGAACAAATTGATGATTGCTTCCCAGAGCGTTTGCGTAAATCTGATGGGTGGATTGGTGATGCTAGACATAGCACACGAAAAAGCGACCACAATCCAGATGCAACAGGATGCGTGCGAGCAATTGATATTGACGCTCGGCTTTCTGACGACAAAGGGCTTTCAGCATATTTGGCAGATCAAATTCGATCATTCGGGAAATCCAATGGTCGCATCAGTTATGTAATCCATCAAAGCCGTATTGCATCCCCATTACTCGGATGGCGTTGGAGATCATACAAAGGCAATCCCCATAATCATCATATTCATATCAGTTTCAAAAAAGATCAAGACGATAATTCAGAGTTCTTTAATATCCCACTACTAGGAGGCAACGCATGAAACTATCTAACAAACACAAGGCTGCAATTAAGTCATATTTAAGAGCTGTGGCTGCTTCCGGCATTACTGTCCTTTTGGCAATTGTCGCTGACATCAGACCTGAATTTGCAATCTTGGCTGGAGCATTAGTTGCACCGATTGCAAAAGCATTAGATCCAAAATCCGGCAAAGAGGCTGATTATGGAATCAATGCGAAATGACCGCAAACGAAATCATTGGTATAGCCGTTGGCGTATGCGCCGTATCTACAAGTTTGTTAGTGGGTCTGCGCTGGGTTATTAAGTCTTACTTGAATGAATTAAAACCAAACGGAGGCTCATCAATCAAAGATCAGATTAATCGACTTGAACAGCGTGTCGATGATCTATTTGTTTTAATGTCTAAGCGATAATTTTATTTATGGCGAACACTCGAAAACCTATCAAACGCAAAAAGATCAATCGTCGTGTCGTTCGCCAATCTCCTGAACCATTAACAAAAATCGATCAGCATTACACCGCATTGCATGAATGTTATAAAGCAGCTCGTAAAGCAGGATTTACACCAGAGCACGCATTTTGGCTAATGACCGAGCACAAGACTTTTCCTGATTGGATCGTAGGCGATGGCGGGATTATTCCTTCCATAGATCCAACTGACGATGAGGATGATGATTAAGCGATACTTAGTAATAAGTGATTTGCAAATTCCATACCACCATGAAACAGCTGTTAAGAATGTCATCAAGTTGGCAAAGCGTGAGAGATTTGACAGCGTTCTATGCGTTGGCGATGAGATCGACTTTCAAACCATTAGCCGTTGGGCTGAGAAAACACCTTTGGCTTATCAACAAACTTTGGATGATGACCGCACAGCTACTCAAGAAATTCTTTGGGCTCTCACAGAGCACAGCCGAGAGGCTCATATTATCCGCAGTAATCATACTGATCGCCTATATAACACTTTACTAAAAGTTCCGGGAATGATTTCACTTCCCGAATTGCAGTATGCCAAGTTTATGGATTTTGAATCTATGGGCATTACATTCCACAAAACATTCTTTGAATTTGAAAAGGGCTGGATCTTGGCTCATGGCGATGAAGGCAACATGAATCCCAACGCTGGACAGACTGCATTAAATCTTGCCAAAAAGGCAGGAAAGAGCGTGGTTTGCGGTCATACCCATAGACTAGGTATGTCAGCCTACTCAGAGGGGCTCTACGGGGCTTACAGACCCCTTTACGGGGTTGAAACAGGCAACCTCATGAACCGAGCAAAAGCATCATATACAAAAGGATTGGCTAACTGGCAAATGGGCATTGTCATCATGGATTGGGATGGCAAGAATATGAATGTGCAAATGATTCCAATTAACAAAGATGGCAGTTTTACAGCTCTTGGAAAGTCTTATGGGGCGTGAAACAGATTATATCGACCGCACGATTGATGACCATATCGATGATGTTGAGGATATTGGCGTTATCTAATCGTTATAAAACACGCCGAAAGTAATTAACCTCCTGTCCTTGCTTTAGGTCATACTTTCTGTATCCACACGAACGCTGTGGGTAAAGGGAGCAACATGACAATAAAAGACGACATGCTACAACTGGCTTGGATATTTATGGGCTTGGGTATTGGCGCATGGGTTATCCATGAAATACGCAATACGGCTTTCCAGAATGGCTACTGGAAGGGTAGGGCTGATGGCTGGAATTCGCACCGCAGACTAACAAACACTAAAGCAAAGTCTGACGAAGTATTTGACTATGACAAAAACTGAGCAGCTCTTTGATGAGGTCATTACAACGATTCAGCAGCGCGGAAGTGTGTACGGACATCCTTACTATAACCACAAACGAATTGCAGGTCTTTGGTCTGCATATCTCGATTTCCCTATCACACCACACCAAGCTGCATTATGTATGGCACTCGTCAAGGTTTCTCGGCTTAGTGAAACCCCAGATCACGAGGACAGTATTAAGGACTTCATTGCCTATGGGTCTGTATATAAAACAGTCCTCGATGCAGTCAAAGACCAAAACTGGGAGGATTAAAAATGGCATTTAATTTTTTAGATGAATATGAAACTGTCGAATCAAGATTGGAGAAATGGCATGGAAAATTTCCTGACAACAGGATCGAAACTGAACTCATCGAGGCATCTAACACTCGATTCATTGTATTTTGTAAATTATTCAAAACGGAAGCGGACGCAAAGCCGTGTGCAACTGGGCTCGCTTTTGAAACAATTTCGGATCGAGGTGTCAATGCTACTTCTGCGTTGGAGAATTGCGAAACTTCAGCGATTGGCAGAGCACTTGCAAATGCAGGTTTTGCAGCTAAAGGCAAGAGAGCATCAAAGGAGGAAATGAGCAAGGTTGTTGCACCTTCATCTTTCAAAGAAAAACTTGAAAGCCGGCAAAACATGTATGGCAAGGCTGGATCTAAGTCAGCACAAATTGAAACAATCTTAAGAGATAGTTTTGAAGCTGATAAACCTAAAGATCCGGTTGCATGGTCTGTTGGTGATGTCGTTGCTGAGATTGGTGCATCAATACCTAATGAGCCACCTGCATGTCAGCATGGGCAGATTCTCAAAGAAGGAATCTCTAAAGGAGGCAAACCTTATTATGGTTATGTTTGCAAGGCAAAACAATGCGAACCTAAATGGGCAAAACTCACAGCTAATGGAAAATGGTATTTTGAAGGAGGTGAATAAATGGGTGAATTACAAATCATTGACGGCTCTGGTCTAACTGCAACTTTTACAGATGATGGAGTTAAGGTAGAGCCATCAACAACATATTGCGACTTATGCAACGATGACAGATTACTTCATGAGGGCGATCTGCTTCGATGTTATAACTGCCACGCAATCAATCGAATTCCGTATCGTGCCTAATTACGACTACGAATGTGACGTCGAGGGGTTGAGTATTGTATTGGATCTCCCAATGGAGCACGAAATCCCTTGTTGTCAAGTATGTGGTGCTAAGTTAAGGCGTGTCTACACAGCTGTGTCAGCAATCTTTAAGGGTGATGGTTGGGCTGGTAAAAATGGTTAAATTCAAATGCAATGGCTGCTCTGGTAATACTGAATTCATTTGGTTGGAAGGTTATTCCACAACTTATGGATTTAGAGTTTATCAATGCCTAAGGTGTAATTGCATTGGAACTAAGAATCTAGCAGAAGCAACTGACACTCAAGAGCCTGTCATTAGATGCACTAAATGTGGGTCTTGGATGTTTGTAGATCAGGAGTGCCATACATGTGCATTAATTACAACAAAGTGACTTGCCGTCTGACCTGCGGTTATGCTGATGGATTTGGAGGCGTATGCTACCCTTAAACGCAAATTCGCTTTCAGAGCGAAAGGGCGATCTGCGAAGCAGAAAGATCGCAAGGTTTGGTTTGGTAATATCTCTGTTCATTGTCTTCAACATAAGCCTTTTACAAGATGATTCCGTTGCTAACGATAGAACTAATCATTATAGACAATGGGCTTTTATACAGCTTAATAACTTGGATCAATTCTATTGTTTAGATGAATTGAATTTCAAAGAAAGTCGTTGGGATCCTTCAGCTCGTAACGGTTCGCACTTCGGTATTCCTCAAGGTAGATCTAAATGGTTAGCAACAGTTGATGGATACAAACAGATTGATTGGCAATTGAAATACATAAAGAAACGATACGATACTCCTTGCAATGCATTACAACATCATAAGATTAAGGGATGGTATTGAGTAAATCAGCTCTAAGATCCACTGGTTCAACTAGACAATGGCGAAGCATACGCAATCGCATACTAAGGCGAGATCTGTTTATATGCCAGTATTGTTCCCAAGAAGCAGATACAGTCGACCATGTCATTCCACGCAGGTTAGGTGGATTAGATAGTGATGATAATTTAGTTGCAAGTTGTAAAAAGTGTAATTATGCGAAGGGTGGGCGGTTTTTTGATAGCGCAAGAACACCACCGACCCCCCGTTCTATTTCTAACCCACAAAACGCCTCGATCAGCCACGAACT